GCTAGATCAAAAACTTGGGACTCTTGTTACTGCCGATGCCAGTCTTATTTTAAGGCATGGACTTATGAGATCCCGATTTACTTACAATGGAGGCGCAACCGCCTATACTATAAAGGTCGGTGGTGGGAGGTACGTTTGTAAGGACAAGTATTGCTACTGGGATAGCGAACTTACTACCAATGTTATTGGAACCCCTGCTTCCTTTACCTGGTATTATTTGTACCTTGACTATTCGGCCATAACGAGCGACACCGAGATAACAAACTCCGAACTTATCTGGAGTAGCACGGCCCCCACGTACAGCCATCAATACAAAGGTTGGTATAATGGAGATGACCTCTGCATCTTTGCCGTACGTACCAACGCTGTACCAAATAATATTTATGAATTTTTCCATGATGGGGGTGATTTGGTTTTCTATGCAGATTTCGTTAACGACCTTGCTTCCACTGATATAGATACCACCTGGACTGAAGTTACTCTTACTATTCCAGCTTTTGCTACAAAGGCCAAGGTTATGTTTTTACATGATTCAACGGGTAATACTTCTGGTACTAGTGCTTATTGGCGTACCTATGGACAAACATCAACTACCGGCCATTTCATAACCTATACTAGAAGTGGGTATACAGAACATCAGAATGTAGTGACGGATGTTTTAACAAGTTCTGCCCAAAAAATAGAAGTAAAAATGTTGGCTTCTAGTACAGATGAACTGCTAATGGAGACTGATGGATGGTACTTTCCCGGCGGGATGTGAAAGATGGACTGCCCAAGACACTGCTACGAAGATAGAGAGGCTTTGCATGAAATGGTAGAGGAAATTAAAGAAGACCGAAAGGAACATTGGGCCAACTTTAAGAGTTCAATCAGATGGTCCCTTGTCATCTTGATAGGAATCCTCACATCCATTCTTGGAATCCTTTACTATGGCCAGACAGGTAATGCGGAAAAGATCGTGAAAGCCACCATGCAACATAGCCAAGAGATGAAGGAGATTTCCAAAGACCTTAATGAACTAAAAGTAATTGTTACGCGCATTGAGGAACGGACGAAACGAGGCGACAACCATGATAGTACAAGGCGATGACCTACGTATGCATCAGATGCGGGAAGTATTGGACTATCGGCGAGGAAGTTCCCTTAGATGAAGTATCAGGTAGCTTGTGTGTTGACTGCCTGACTGCCTGGTGGAAAGAAAAGGGAAGGGGGATGTTACCATGCTGTCTATCATCAGACTCGAAAACACCGCCAAAGTCACAAGAGGAATCTTAACCTTACAGGGAAGAATCATTGCGCTCACCTTGGAGAATCCATGGAAGAACAATCAACCCGACATCTCTTGTATTCCAACTGGAGTTTATCCAGTCCAAAGATATCAGGCCCAAAGAGACTGGCTTCAGAAGTATAATCCGGTACTGAAGGTGTTGAATGTTCCCGGTAGAACTGGAGTCTTGTTTCATCCGGGGAACAAAGTGGAACATACAGAAGGTTGTATTCTTGTGGGGCTGGCCTTAGGTACAGAACCGGAACCATCAATTGTACAATCAGTTCAGGCTTTTCGTAGGCTGCAGAATCTAGTGGAGGCCCTGCTTGGGGGAGGAAAGTTGGGTTACTTACATGTCATAAGAATGGAGGTGTAACGTGATACATTTTTACTGGGGTATGGCTTGTGTCGTCGTAGGTATAGCTTGTTTTGTGGCTGGCTCCGTCTGGGGTAAACCCAAGAAGGAAGCCAAGAAACTGGCTGACAAAGGTGCCAAGATAATAGGGAGGCAGTGATGTCTGACTGGAGTAAAGTCGCATCGATCATAGGAAAGTCGGCCCCCCTTCTCGGAACAATAGTTGGGGGGCCAATTGGGACCGCGGCTGGGGGGGTAGTAGCAGCATTATGTTCCCTCTTTGGGGCTGATCCCGCTAGTCCAGGTGACCTCTTGGAAAAGATCCAACAGGACTCTGAGGCAGCCCTCAAGTTGAAGCAGTTTGAGATGGAGAACAAGGTTGAGCTGGAGAAGATCGCACTGGAGCGGGACAGATTACGATACCAAGATATAGCGGATGCCAGAAGCAGGGAGTCAGCAATAGTAAGAGCCACGGGGAAGAGGGACAAGTTTCAATACGCTCTTGCTGGAGCAATCATTCTAGGATTCCTAGCCGTGGTTTATTGTGTTATTGCAGGCGAGGCCCATGTGGAGAGTGCGCTGGCCGGAACTCTCGTTGGGTATGTGTCGGCGAAAGCCGACCAGGTGGTTGTTTATTTCTTTGGGTCGTCAAAAGGATCGGCAGACAAAACTGCAATCATGGCGGCTCAGAAATAGTCATCCTCCACGCTCCTCCCACTGCGGCCGGCCCCTGGGGAGTTAATCCGGCGGCTCCTCAGGGGCATTTTTTTGGCCGACAGCGGAAGGAACCTTTTCACTTTCTGCCTGGTCTTGACTACCTTTCTGATTCTTATCTTGGGAAACACTAGCACACCTCCCAGAAGATTATCTGCTCTTTCATTCGTCCGATTCGATAGGGATACTTTGAAAACTCCAGACAGAATGGGGGCCTAAGAATGGTGGCCTGTCTTCGGACCTTTTGGAATATATAGATATACCCGCCGTGTCCTTTTGGAACGGTTTCCCAGTCCACCTTTCCGTGCAGCCAGTGAACTGCATGTCTCCTGACCTCATCACTTTCCATCTGACGGATAGTTCCTGGACCCAGGAAGTATTCTACAAACTCCGTACTATCCTTGGCCACCCGCATATACTTCCCACCAAGCTCAGAGTCCTTCGGGTCTATGGCCTTCTGGACTATACCTAGTAGCCCCTCACTTAATAGGCCCTTCAGCTTTTCCATGGCCTCTGCTGCCAGTATGTTGGGGAAGAAGGGAAGTTTACCCAAGACGAGAGGATGATTAGAATTTTTTGTGTCTGTTCGGATTGATACCCTGGGCCAGCTGACCGCCATCTGCTCGTAAACGTACAATGAATCTTCGTCATGGACCACTATGAACTCTGGGGTATTGAATCCAAGGTCCGACAACAGCCTTATTGAATCAAGCTTCTTGCCCATAGAATCTCCTTGCATATTCTAAGATGCAGAGCGCATCGGCTATACCTTGTCTCCAGTTCGTCTTCGAGGGAGGTGTATCACCAAGACGTCCCCGAAAGGCTGGATACATGGTTCTGGCATATCGCCATGCCTTTTCTTTTCGCGCAGCAGTTCCCTTCTTAGATCGGCTACGGGTATTCGACGTGATTTTTTGCCAGGTCCGCGGGTTGATAACTTCACACGGGATATCAACGGCAGCGAAAGCACCTTCCCAAGACCCAATATTGAGGCCAAGCCCAAAGTTGCCCCTAGCACCGAACTGTGGAGAAGCGTGGTTTGCCTCAATAATTCCTCGCCACTCTCCCCGATACCGATCAACAAGATTTCGTAATAGTCGGTACATTTCATGAACATCTCCTGGACAGCGCCGGGCTCGAATGATAGTCCGTTTCCCTTCACGTCTAACCATCCAGGCCACGGCGCCGTTCCATCCAGCGTCTATTGCCACCAGGTTCATTAGTAATTACTCCTTTGCCTGAACCTGTTTACCTCTGACTTGCGGAAGTAAAGGTTGGCAAGTTCCAACGCCGAGATCCCAGCCAAGATACAAGCCTCCAGAAAGAAATGTAAAGCATCGGCCATCTCTTCTTTGAAATGGTCCTCGTCAGTCTCCATCATGGTTTGTTTCCAAGGCCGATTCTTTAAAGTTCCCATGGCCTCGGCTAGTTCCTCAATGCACCAATGGATCCTTTGCTTTATCTGGTGCTGTCCCTCCCGGCTGTTCAGGCTCACTGGAACCTGGCTCGGTACCACACACGGTTGAGTCTCCTTTTCTATCTGGTGGTACTTCTCCATCAGCTCCTTCTGGCGATCCATCATCCGGAATAGACTGTCCTCCTCCAGAATCTGATCCATCGTTTCCTCCATCTCCTTTATGTTTACCATCCATGGCCTCCTGTCGTTGTCGTAACCGATCTACTGCTACGTTTGAAATCTTTATCTGCCAACAAAACCCATCCTCAGGAAGCGCCGGCCAGGCCCATTCTCCAGAGATCCTTCTCGTAATCTCATTAACTCCAAACGTCCACATGGGCCAGGCTCCATGACACCGTCCTACTATTTTCCCATCGTCATTTCTTACCGGCTCTCCGTCCTCAGTAAAAGGAATAAAAGCTTCGCAGTCACGGCAGAAAACGTTATACCCGGGAAATATTCTTATCCTCGTTGTTGGAGACAGGGCTCCAGTCCTTTTCTTTCCCTTCTTCTTACTGCTCATCTATCACCTCCACTGTTACGTAGTCCTCTGGTACCTCTTCGACTCGGATCTTTCCTTCATCCACAAGTTTCTCGATGTCCTCCTTGTTCTTGAGATTCTTGTATCTCACTCCGTATTTGGCTAGGTACTTCCCAAGCTGGATTTCTCGCTGGCCGTGAGACGCAAAGGTTTCGGCGATAGTCTGGCGGTGCACGGCCCTCTCTGAAGTTAGTTCTTTGATTCTCTGTCCTAACTCATAGTAGTATTCAGCGGCTAATTCTAGGGCCGATTTGAGGGGTTTTGTGAGGGGTTTAGTCTTGGCGTTCTCGAACTTTTCGATCCCGATCTGTTTGCAGGAAGTTCCATACATACACCACTTAGGGTTCTGGCATCCCATAGGTGGGAGCTGCCCCTTGTCTAGTAACTCCTTTACATCCAGGATCTTCTTTTCGATCCGCTTGTACTCTTTCAGCCTGGCTTTGAATACGATGTCCTTGGTCTTTCTGTTGGTCTTGTTCCGTACCCTGAATCTGATTACTCTCTTTCCATAAGCCCCGGCGTAGAATTGTACCTGGTCCCAGTATTTCCGGAAGAGGTCACTTCCATTCCTCAGATCTTCTTCGGTTCTTAGTAGGTTGTAATTATAAGATGAGAGGCTCTTGAACTCTACCAGCTCTTTTGGAAGGAGACCATCCGGAGTAATGATTACTTCCGCCTTAACGTTCCCCCTGCTTAGTACCACCATTGCCGGCTCTGGGGATTTAAAGTTGTCTCCCCATTCCTCTTGGGCTTCCGTCTTCATGACTTCGTCGTGCTCCTGTCCTTCATCAAAGGCGGCCTGAAGTTTCTTACTTATGACTGCCTCAACACCTTGATAAGCTAAGGCCATCATTCTTGGGCATCCAAGTTTGGAGCCGGTGAATCTCCCTTCTCTTAATTCCGAGTCATATGCCATCACATCCTCCTTTAAAAAGGAAGGCCCAGCCCCCTGCTGGTAGGCTTGTCCGGTGGGAATCGGAGGTGAGACCCTTGGGACGGAGGCTGGGCCAATGGGTTAGTCGTCCTCTTCATCCAGATCAAGTTCTTCGATGACCAGCTGACGGAGTTCTTTCACGTTGTCCCAGTCCTCATCGTCAATCTCCAGTTCTTCTTCTTCGATGAGGGCGAGCAGCTGTTTCTTCTTCATCTCATTGATCTGGTCCAAGGTGTAGGCGGCTTCCTCTTCCTCTTCCTCTTCCTCTTCCTCTTCTTCGCCGCCCATGGCTTCGATGGCTTCGATCACCAACTTGCGAAGCTTCTTGACCTTGACTTTGTCGTCGACTTCGAGATCCAGCTCGTGGTCCTCGATCAACTCACGGAGTTCCTTGGACTTCATGGCATTGATCTCTTCTGCTGTGGGAAGATCACCGGCTTCCTCTTCTTCTTCTTCCCCCTCAGCTTTCCCTCCGAGTGCCTCGATGACTTTGTTAGTAAGGTCATCATCATCCTCACACTCAAAGGGGTCAATTTCCAACTCCAGATCCTCCACGATTCCCATCAAGGTCGGCACACTTAGTTCATTGAAATCAATTGTCATCGCTTCTTCCTCCGTTTCCTTTTTGGTCTGGCCGTCTTCCCGGCCTTCCCGGTTTTTGTTTTTTCCTTGGAGACTTTGAATCCCTTTAACAGACCATCCAGGTCGAGAACATTTCCATAGTTGTCCTCGAGCAGGGAGATCATTTTCTTTGGACTCAGTACCTCCATGGTTTTGGTAAGATCCTCCAGGTGTTTCTCCCACTTCTTGATGGGGATCGGCGTAGATTTCGGGCGCATCCGATAATCGTACTTGGTCCCCCGGCCTTTTCCGGACCGCTCGACGTAAATGTCGAACCCCTTCAATGGGTGGGTAGGGTCATCGATGTCTTTGTCTTCCAAGAGGGCCAGAAAGTATTTCCCAAATGAGAATGGGGCCGCCCACTTGGCTACCTGTTTCTTCTTGCAGTCGACACCTTTGACAACAAACTTTGCCCCCCCAGCTTGTAAGTCTTTTCCAATCTTTCTTTCGTCCTCATCCCCTTCCAAAAGCCTTGCCACGACATAGCAGGTTGGGCATGGGACAGGGGTAAGCCAGGTGGCATTGTCTTCTAGGCATGGGAATGCTCGGCGCCGGCCGTCAACTTCAAATCCATAGTGTAAGATCCGGCGGATTATACAGATTCCTCGCTCATCCCAGGCAGGGAACACTCTGAACTGTTCCTTTTCTCCTACCTTTGGATCCCACCATTCACCTCCACCTAATTCCTCGGCCAGCTGTTTTGCATAAGTCTTACTGGCCGGGTGGTATCCTTTCTTTGCCATCAACATTCCTCCTTCTGATGTTGTGTGTTCTGGGGGATTGAATCTCACCTCCTTTCTATACATTTTACTACAAATTTTTCACTTTGTCTACAACTTTTTTCCACCTCCTTTCGACCAGCTGGGATTCTGTAAAATATCAACCTCAATTGGTACACGAAACCTCACCCCAAAGAGATTATCTAGTAGGGCCGGCTTGACATAGATCCTCCGCACGGACTGGGCCAGGTATTTCTCTTCACCCGGGTACGTGTCAAACAGCGAGGCATCGTGTACGTTTCCGATCAGCAAGCTCTGCGCTCCTTCTTGTTCCATCACTGAGTTCGTTTCTATCATGGCCATCTTGGTCAGATCCGCGGCCAACCCCTGGATGGGGGAGTTAACACCCTGCCTGAGTTGTTCTCTCCCTGTTGAATCCCCAAAACCAGCGCCGGGCAGCCGACGGATCCGACCAATCAGGCTCTTGCTTTCCTTTGTCCTGGATATCATTCCCTGCTTATGTCGGATCCACTTCCTTACATCGGGGTAAATACTAAACCATGCTCTGATAACATTCTCTGCAGCCTTCGTGCCGATCTCCAATCTCTCGCCCAGAGCCCAAGCAGATATAAGATATATGATACCGAAGTTGACTGACTTGGTAAACTTTCTGGCAGCAGCAAAGTCCTCGCCAAATCTTCTAACGTAAAGATTCTTTGCAACCTTATACATTCTCTTTGTGACGGCGTCATGGATATCAACCCCCGAGTCAAAGTCCCGAAGCATATTCCGATCCCCAGAATACTCGGCCATGAGTCTTAGCTCGATCTGGGAATAGTCCACCTGGGTTATACATCCACCCTTCCACCTGGATACAAACATCTCCTTGATCTGTGGAGCGCCGGACTCTGGGAGCAGGGCCTCAACCTCCGGGAACTCGGCCGCAACCTTCCTGAAGACATCGTCCAGCTCGGTAGTATCTCTGGGAATCTGTTGGAGGTTCGGATCCGTACAGGACAGGCGGCCCGTAACCGTACCGACCTCTTTCCCCTTCTCTGGATCCTCATGCTTGATCAGGTTATACCTTGGGTGCAAGAGTCCGTCCTGCTTGATATGTCTCTCCAGGCCCGACAGAAAGTGAGAGTTGAAGTGACGGATCTTCTTGTAGCATATGATCCAGTCCAGCTTTTGCCTATGATTATAACCCTTTACCGTTCCCTTCAGCTGGTCCAAGACCTCAGCCTTCACCGACCCGATGTCCTTCTTTGGGGTCCGTTCCAACACCCGCATCCCGAGATCTCGGTACAGATAGTCTGCCAGCTGGTCACCTGAGTTGAGGTTTATTCCGGGGAACATGGACTCAATAGCTTCAAGGGCCGCTCCAAATAATTCTATGTTCTGATCCAAGAGTTCCCGGTCAAGGTTCACCCCGTTCTGTTCCACGTCTACCAGCATCCGGGTCGAGGCAAGCTCGAGGTCCAGGAGTGGCTCCAGCTTTTGCTTCTTGATCTGAGGCCGGTATATCTTCCGCAACCTCTCGGTAGCATCCACATCCTCACAGTTATACGAGGCCACAACTTCGATAGGCAGGGATGGCATCTGTCCCTTGTAAGGGGCGATCTCTTCTTCCCGTTCCCCCAGGTCCGTGTGCTTCCTCTTTTGGGTATGGAGATCCTTGCTGGGTTCGTTCTCATTCAGAAGGTGGAGTTCAATCAGGTTATCCTCTAGCCCGCCTCTCCACCTAATGGTATAGGCCCTCATACAATGGAGCTCATACTTAGCATTCTGGATCCGGGCAGTGAACCCTGGCCTATTGATAGCCTCAAGAACTGCGGGCCATAGCTTTTTATCGAAGGCATAAGCTCTGCCCGGCCTCCGAGATAAAGCCATAGATACAATGAAGAAGTCTGCGTCGTAGGTATCTAGTCCTGAAGTCTCAAAGTCTAACGAGCCGCGTCCATGTTTTAGAAAATCGCTAGCAATGTCAGCCGCAAGACCGGGATCTAATATCAACTCGTACCTTGCCTTCCTTTTACGCGGCTTGTTGATACCTAGAAATCTTTCCAGATCTTCCCTAATTGTTTGTTCAGCTGCTGGAGTACGTAAGGCGTAGCTAGTGTGATAGGTAACGAACACTGGTAGGTCTGGAAATTCTTGAAAGCGGATCTCCGTTTTGCGGCCGGTTTTAACTGACATTTGATTAGAATTAACTACGCTTTTAGCTGCGACAGCCCCCAAACATATTACAATTCGGGGGTTGAGTTCCTCAATTTCTTCTATTAGATACTCGCGGCAGGCCCGAATCTCTTGGATAGAGGGTGTCTCATTATCTGGGGGCCTACACTTACAGGCGTTGGTAATATAGAAATCCTCTCGCTCCCATCCAATGGCTGCTATAATTTTATCCAACATCTTGCCAGCCCGGCCTGCGAATGGTTTTCGTATGTCATCTTCTCTCTCACCAGGAGCTTCACCTATAATCACAACCCCCTTGTTCATGTCCCCATCTCCTATGAGGCAGGGGTTCCTGGCCGTCTTTGATAGCCTACAGTTCTTGCAATACCTATTCCGAAGGTTCTTCCACAGATCCATGATCCATCACCTTGAAGTCTATCCCGGCGTCTACCAACAGGTTAGCCGGGGCATCCATCTGCTGATAGGCAAACCAGGCATAAACTTTCTTTATACCAACGTTAACAATAGCTTTAGCACAGTCATAACAAGGGAACACCTTGCAGTAGAGGTCTGCCCCGTTTACGGCTACTCCAAACTTGGCCGCCTGGAGTATGGCGTTCAGCTCAGCGTGGACAGTACGAATACAATGCTTGGACTCAAACTTCATGCCATGTGCCATCCGCCTCTTCTGAAACTCATGGCCCACCTCGTCACAGTGAGGCATTCCTGCCGGTGCCCCCGCGTACCCGGTTGAGATAATCCTTCCGTCCTTTACCAGGATCGCCCCGACTTTACCGCGGTCACAGGTACTTCGTTCGGCCACGGCCATAACTACCTTGAAGTAATATTCTTCCCTTGAAAGTCTCATGATCTTCCCCCTGCTATGATGATTAAGACCAGGACTACCAATGTCAACCCAATGATTTCAGAGGTCATCTATCTCCCTTTCTAATCTTTCTATAGTTAGTCTTAGCCTAAATACCAGACTCCGAAGGGCCATCTTCTTGGCCCTCTCCAGTGACTGGTAGTACCTGACCGGGTGTTTCTTAATTAGATTTCCAACAAAGACCTGCCAACCCTTATACCGATTTAACATAAGCTGGACAGTTATTCCAAGCTCCCAGTCTGCAAACCCCCGGCATGAACTATCACCTAGCATCTGCCAGTAGGTTTCTTTCTTGCAGAACGAGCGTGTTCCTTTTCCAACTTCCATGCCTTGTACCTCCTGTACGACCTTTCAGTCTGGGCGTAGAGGGCTACAGTCGCAGGATCGTCTGCCCTTTCTAGGTCGCGGTGACACCTCCGGTGAAAACCAGAACTGCACTTGCTTTTCTGGCGGGGCACCCTTACCCCAAAAGTGTAGGCCAGTGGGTAATAGATGGAGGCTATGTAAAGTTGGGTAAAGTAGAACCGGACAGTCCGGATCTGGCGGAGTAGCTGTGAAGGAATGTACCGTCTGAAAGTGTTCTGTAGAAATAACAAGTCTGCCCCGAATTTCTTTACCGCCTCCGTCGTCCTGTAGAACACCACCATCTTTCCCCCAGTCTCGTTCAACATATAGACCGCAGAGGTCATACAATAACTTTTCAGCCGCCCTCCCATAACGCTCCCTTTTGTCCCAGTCACAAAAGATAGACTTGCTGAAACATACCTTCGGCCGCCCTTCCTTGTCTTGTCCCATTGTTTCTTTAACACCTCCTTCGCCTCTCCCAGTAGTACCTGGTCTTCATAGATCTTCTTCAGCTGAGTCATCTTCACCGGGGCATACCCCAGATCCTCTAGTGTTGGGCCCGGACTAAAGAAGTCGTTGACATCCCAGACCAGGTTCTCAAACACCTTCCTGTTCCCGGACTCGATGCTTATGTTGCTGGTCCGATTGGAGTGTAACCACTTGATGAAAGCGATGTACTCCTTCTTCAGGCCCTTCTTCTTGCTAGAATATACCAGCACTCTCCCAGTCCTTTCTGAAGCAGTGAAGGCTCCCGATGAAGTGGGTGAAAGTTCCATACGCAACCCCCAGTATATCTGCCATATAGCAGAGGAACTCAATAGCCAGGGCTACATCCACCTTGAAGTGGGCGAAGTAGTCACAGCTCCTCATGGAATAGATCATGTGCAGCCGCTTCTTCCGGACAAGGAACTGGTAGTGCAGTGAGCATGGTACTCTGAACTTCCCCCCGAACCCTCGTTGATCTTCCTTGTCATAGATAGTCAAGACCGCCTGCCTGGTATTGGGACGTCGGAGAAGTTCCTTGTAGATCCGATCCAGCTGGACGCGGATCCTCTCGTTGTAGGTATAGTCAAATTCACCATCCTGGTTTAACATCGGCTCCCATAGATCCATTCTGGACTGCCATGCCTCGCCAGGGTTGAGCCAAGAATTCGACATCCGATGTGCATGTTCTCTTGCCGTGTAGCACCATTCTTCAGATGAGAGGCAGTCCGCTGTGTCATGCCATCCATCTAGACGGTAGGCATAGCCGATGATCTCCTTCATGTCGAAGTTTGGATCTTCCCGTACCTTGAAAGCCTGGACCGAGTGGGATGGAACCTCGGTACCCAGCTCCACAAGATCCCGACCAACCTCGGAGTGCATCTCCGTGAAGTTCTGATAGATTCTCACACTATCCTCCCCGTGTCATAGTCGACACTAAATTCTGCGACGTATAGTTTTATCCCCGGCCTTCTAGCCTTGGCCAGGAACGCCCGTCCCATACCTTCCTCCTTCTCTTCGGGTGTCTGACAATAGCCGATGATTCCATCGGCCGTCCATGCCTTGGTAATGTCTTCGGCCAAGTTCTCCAGGCTTACATTCTTCCGGTTAATAGCGTCCCGGTTTGCCTGGCTCCCGGACCATAACAGGAAGTCGTTCCGGCGGGCGATCCTACGCAGCTCCGCAAAGATCCCTCCGATTTCATGTCTCTTCTCCGAGTACCTTAATGCCCGGCCCGGCCTCATGATATCTGGATAGTCCACTGCTACTATATCCGGCATTGGATTCATTGACCTCACGAGGTTCTCCACCTGTCCTGGTGTAGCCGAAGTATCACTCCAGTCCTTTATGAATATGTTACCCCCTTTCTTTAGCATCCTGGCCTTTATCCTCTTAGCCAGGAGTCCCATGGCATTATTAGTTGGCCCGATCAATCTCCAGTAGGGGATCTCGGAGACGATGGTATCGATCCTCAGCTGGACATCGATCCGCCCTTGATCTCCACAGGTTATATATAATCCAGTGTGCCCTGCCATAGCCGCGTTAGCTAGCATGTTTAACATCCACTGGGTCTTCCCTCTTCCCGGGGGTGCAAGGATAACCCACATCTCTTTTCTGGTGGGGGCCCAAGGTAGTATATCATCAAGTCTCGCAACTCCCGTCTTGATAGGCTCGCCCGCAATCCTGGCCTCATCGTAGTGAAATGATATAGTCTCTTCCCCATAGTTGTATATATCTTCACTGATATCCAGTTCTTCAGCTTTGTCAAGTGCCTTGCGGAGTCCGTCAATATCAAAGTCACAGCGTCCCTCGATGGCTGCTAGGTTATCCATAAGTGAGGATCTGATAATTCCATCTTGGATGAATCTTTTAAGATCCTCAATGATGACTTGTTCATCGTAGCCTTTTACCTTTAACTTAGGGATAAGCTTTAAAATCAGCTTACGCTCTTCGCCTTTCTCCTTTACTAAAAGGCGTAAGTTTTTAAGCGATATGAAATCTTTGTCTGGGTACTTGTCAAAATACTCCTTTACATAAGTAAACAGCTTACCTGCTTCAGCTAAAGTAAAGAAGCTTTCGTCTATTTGAAAGCCAAATCTTCTAAAGTAAGAAGCTGTTCTTAACAGACCTACAATCTTACTTTCATTCATAAGCTTTCCTTAGTTCACCTAGATTCATTTCACCTGGATCCTTTTTCCTTGGGTAAATTACCTTTACGCTTTTACAAAAGGGTTCAAGTGCACGGGCGAATTGGATTGGTTCCTTAAACGAATTGGGATCAGCCCATACTATTGCCTTACAACCTGGTGCAATGTACTCCAGAATGCTGGTCACCTTCCAACTTCCATAAGTAGCCCCCAGTACAGCTATCACTGGTATTTTTAATTTCTGCCAGATGTTGATGGCATCAAACACTCCTTCGACAATTATCAAATGGGAATATTCCTTCTTGGCCATTTGATATGGAACAAAAATGTATCGACCTGGGGTCTTGGCATTCTTGTATCTAGGTCCAGCCCCGTACATCTTTCTCTGCACGTAGTAAACTAGATTGGATCCCTTGTAGATTGGAAACATGAGGTAGTTGTTATTCTGTAGGACAAAAGGTTGGAGGGGAACGGGGTCAATCCTCCGGCTCTTGAGGTATTTCCATGCCGTCATTTTTGGTTTAATTTTTAGGATTCCTGGGGGAAACTCGAGCAAAGGGGTAGAATTATCCTTCAAAACCCCCTCAGAATGCCTCCAAATTGCTTCCAGAATAGGAGATCTTCCTTCAGGGGTAACTTTCTCTAGTATTTCAGAAATCTCTTCTCTAAAGGCCCCGTTTTGTAGTAGTGATACTGGACCTTTTTTGCCGCATGATCTACGCCAGCAATAGAACACGCCTTTTTCTCGGTTAATGCTAAGACTCAAAGGATATCGCCCATCATAACACCATGGACAGTTAATTCTTTCCTGGCTCATCCCTTATCCTCCAAACAAAACAAGCCCGACCCCCCGGCGGGGAGAGGGGCCAGGCTTGTAGGTCTACGCGAGCTGGGAGACATAGACACCGTGTCTCCGTAGTGTTGCCCGGATCTTCCTGGCAGCTGCCGCGTCCTTAGACTCTCGAGCTGCCTCCAGCTGGTTGATGAGATCCTTGATCTGCTTCTGGGACAAGGTGCTGTCCTTTGCCGCTGACTTCACGGCCTTGCCCGTGGGGGTGGAAGCTTTCTTGCCCTTCCGCTCCTTCTTGGCCTTGGGATTCTTCACCAGCTTAGCCTCGGTGACATCCTGTTTCTTTGACTTCTTTCCGGTTCTTTTCTTTGCCATGCTATCATCCTCCTGTTGTTCCCGCTTTCCGCGGCCTTTTCGTTTTCGCCTGGGTCTTGCAGGCATTGGAGCTAACTTCCCGCCTTCATCTGTTTGCTCCCTCAAATAAACCTCAGCCAACCTTAATCTCATCAAAGACGTGCAATCCATTACCAGACTACAGTTTTGACAGACTGGGCTAGTGGGTTCGAACTTCCATCCTAAACATGTCTTGGACCTGATTTCTTCTCCCAATTGACACCTCCTGCAATGTGGATACGGGTCGTAAGGGAGCAGTTCCTTGTACTCCCTCTGGGCCGCTCGCCAGTACGTGTGGTAATCGGCATCCCGGTCATCAGGTTTAATCTTCTTTAACCTATGAACCTCTTTTCTTGCAGCCTCCAAACGCCTCTTTCTATCAGCAGAAAGTTTCTCTGGCCACTTGATTATACGTCCGGCACATAGTGCTGGCGAGATCCTTTGCTCGTACTTTTGGCACCAGATAGCTATTGGCCTCACCTCCTTGATTAAACTGTCAAGCGTTAATATTATTTTATCAAACTTCGGCCATTTTGTAAAGCTTTCTCTATCTCCCCGGAATAACACGGGAAATCCGGCCTTGGCCGCTCGCTTGATAATCTCCCCGAAGCATCGCCTGCGTCCACGGCTGTAGGCTCTGAGCCGTTTTACCTCTCGTGGAGGGAACATCGTGAACTCAAGGTGCTCCGGATTCCAGTAGATCAGGCATGAGTTCTCCAACGGGGCCGGGGTGAACCTTTCACGTCGCTGCCGGCCCCAGAGTTCACCTTCTCGGTCTATGCGTCGCCAGGGCATTTCAACCTCCGGCCAGCATTACTCTCTTCCCACTGGCTACCCATAGCCGGCCTAGCTCGGTATGGCGTATCTTGCATTCTACAGGCAATGGCCCTACCCGTTCCGTTCTGGATTCCACGCTTTCTCCTTCCATACGGGTCCACGGTCACCTCCCGCCGGCAGTGGGGGCAGCGAGTTTCATATAGGTCTATCCCGTTCTGCCAGTAAGTAAGAAGCCAGTGCAGACAATGAGGACACTCTGCCGCCGACCCCTGCCGGCTCCCGATTATGAAGTAACGCTTAGCTCTCATCCAACATTAACTCCTCTGGGTTTATCCACGTAATGGAATCTTCGATCTCCCGTACTTTTTTGGTCAACCCAGCCTGCTGTTCTTTTAGCAGTGCAATTTGTCCCAGTTTGTCGGCGTTGTCCTCCGTTGGGTCACAGACCGTTTTGGAGAACTGAAATCTGGTTAGCTTTTGCCGTGTCTTGCGGGTACCAATAGTCAGGTTGAACTTACCGTCCAGGCCGATGCTGTTAATGGTGGCCTCTTCGAACTTTCCCCAGGATACATAGTACACCGGGATTGACATCTGTCGTTTCTTCCGCATGTAACGGTCGATCTTCTTGAATACCCTGTCCAAATCCTCTTCCCATTCCCGACCGACGCCGGGTAGATTGTAGACATACCTCCGCAGGATGGGACGGAACTCAATCACCACCCCGCGGTAGTTTGTGGAAGAGGACAGCTCGGACCTGGCATTCGCCTTTTCCGTGCTTTCCCTTCTTGCCATTGTTATTTTACCTCCACCGTGATAGTCTCCCGCGGCTTGTCCTTCTTCCGCGAGATAGATTGTGGGAAATAAATCGCGAAGGGCCGCTCTTCACCCTTCATCTCAGCCTCGTACCGATCCCCACCACTCCTGTTGGCAGGATTGGTTAACTTGAAGATCAACTTCATTTGGTTTCACCTCCTTCTTTTTTTGGAATCTCGAGCAGATCTAAGCATGTCTCATCCAGATAACCATACGCCCATATCCCATGCTTTAAGGGCACCCGAACTCTGGATGGATCTCGCTTCCATGTTTTTACCTGTCCATTGACTCTCCATCTCTGGGGTGTCCCATCGGAGTTCTTATTATGGGCATGATGGAGTATCTGACCCGGGTACAAGCCTTTGGCCTCTTCCAGCGTCATTGGCTTCACCTCCCTTCCTTACCTTAGTCAGGGCCTAATTACCACCCGGCACCGCCTGCTCCGGCAGCCTATGAAGTTGAAGCATAGGAATCTTCCCAAGCGGTCGGACCAGAAGCCGGGGTGGCCGCAGCGTTTGCAGATAAAGATTAGCACTCTCTCTTCTCCTTTGCCATCTGGGCCCAGCCCAGGTTCTCCATAATTATGGACAGCCGGCGCTCGAACGAATCCCTCAAAATAGCCGCTACCACGGAAGTATCATGACCGAACTTCCCAATTGAGTATTCGTCGCAGTCATCTGGGGCATGGGGATAATTGCTTACCCGAACGAAGCCGCTTACTTCCCATCCATTCTTCTCTACAGTCCCCAATATGGTTTCAGTTGGGATCGGGACAGCTGCTATTCCATAATCTCCATATTCCATAATTACATTCAGGCAATCTTCCCCATTATCAAACTGAACCCACCAGCCCAGCTCCTTACAGGCCGCCTTTAGGTCACTCTGGATTCTATCCGGCATACACCTTCTCCTTCGCCATTAAGATGGCCGTGGCCAGCTCAGGCAGGACCGCGGCGTCTATGATAACCCGCTCTC